GGACGTCATCATGAAATCCGCTGTGCTGAAAATCATCGGCGATGCGTTCCTGCCGCAATCCGGCTCGATCAGCGCAGACGGCCTGTCGCAGTCGATGAGCAGCGATATGAGCAAGTACAGTGAGTCCATCGACACAATCATCAACGGTCCAAAGGGCAGCAACGGTGGCCTGATGACGGCCATTCATGGCGTGCGCTTTGGCGTGATGGGAGGCTGATATGCGCTTCAATCCTGCGGCGTTCGATCGCCACCTCAACAACATCGGCCAGAAAGTGCAGTGGCGCCGCTCCTATGCCTGCGCCTGCGTCAACCCGGCCTCCGGTGCGCCGGATCCGAAGCACGCCCTGTGCGCTGGCAAGGGGCGGATTTGGGACAAGCCCGTGGACACTGTGGCGGGTGTCGCGCGCCAGGAGACCCTGGCCGAGTGGATGAAGGCTGGTTTGTGGGAATCCGGCGACATGGTGCTGAGCATCCCGCAGGCCAGTGCGCTCTGGGATGCTGGTCAGTTCGATCGCGTCACCATGCTCAACGCAACCGACGTCTTCAGCCAGCCCATGGTGCGCGGTGCGCCAACGGAAAAATTCCTGTTCACGCCCGTGAAGATTGACCGCGTGTTCTGGCTGCATCCGCAGACGCGCGATGTTGTGGAGGGCGGAATCCCGGTGGTGGGCGCCAATGGTGTGCCGTCGTGGCCGGGCGGTGTGGGTGAGCCGCCACCTGGCGCGTCGTATTCGATCACGGGCACGCGGTATGACGAATACTACATTTTCAACAGCTTACCGAGCGACCGAAATCAGCATCAAGGGATGAAGCTACCGAAGCGTGTGATTTGTCGTAAGTGGGACCTATTTGGTCGCTAAAAAAGAGTAAGATTCCGTGCATGAAGTGCGGAATCTACTTGATCACGTGTAAGCATCCTCGCGGTCGCATTTACTACTACGTCGGCCAAACATCTAATTTTAGGCGACGGGTTGCGGCCCACCTGTCAAAGCTGAGGGCTGGCAAGCACCACAATCGGAAAATGCAGTTCTTTTGGTCCAAGCATGGCGAGTCTGCATTTTCATTTTCCATGATTGAGGAGTGCGGCCCAGAGAGCTTGGATCGCTTGGAGCAGTGGTGGCTTTCAGAGATGGTTGGCTCCGATTACGTGTTCAACTATGGAACCAGCCCAGGCGCATTCATGCGTGGTCGCAAGTTCACTGACGAGCATCGCCGCAAGATTTCGGAAGCCTTAACTGGAATAAAGCGCGGGCCGATGTCAGAGGGACAGCGGGCTTTAGTCAGTGCGAGATTCTTGGGTAAGAGTAGGTCCGAGGAGTCACGCCGTAAGCAGTCGGCATCACAAACTGGTGAAAAGCATCACATGTGGGGTCGTAAAGGCGCGAAGAATCCAGCGTCAAAAAGGGTTGAAGGAACCTGCACAAAAACCGGATCAGTTTTGCATCTGGATTGCTTGAATGCCGGAGCAGAGCATGGATTCTCGCCATCGAAAATCAGTAGCTGCTGCAACGGCAGAATTAAAACCCATCTAGGGTATGTCTGGCGGTTTGTTTAGCCAAACGATCGCCGGATGGCTTCGGCGATCACCATCTCTGCCTTGGGCTGCATGTCCTCGGCCACGCCGCGGGCGATGTGCTGGCCAGGCTGCGGCGGCACAATCCAGCCGCGCGACTTCTCGGACATCACGCGGAAGGTGAGATAGCTGCTGCTCTTGGCTCCGCTGGCGCTGGTGTCGAACCGGTACATGCCGGCAAAGCGGTCTGTCTTGCCCTTCGGGTTCGGGCCCATGGATCCGGCGGCAAGCCGCGCTCCCCAGTTGTACTGGTTCTTCGTCACCATGACGGCCTTGCGCGTTGCCGGGTCGTTGGCGAACGGATTGCGGCGCTGGCGCTTTTCTCCAAGCGGGAGCATGCCCATGCCCACGCGGGCCGACACAATCTCGCCGGCGCGGCGCTGGCCCTGGCCAACGATGCTGCTGGCGGTCAGGTTCTTGGCAGCGGAATAGACATGCGTTGGCATGTCCTTGACGTTGTGCCGGAACGGGATGATCAGGAATCGCGTGCCGTCCTTGGTGCGGCGCACCTTCATGCTGGTGTCCAGCATGCGCTTCAGGTCGCGCGCCGGGCGTCCGCCCTCAATCTCCTGGGCGTACTTGTAGTCGGCCTCCACCATGGCCGAGAATTCGCCCGTCATGCGGAAGCTGATCGAGCCTGCGTAGGCGTCCTTCTCGCCGCTCCACAGCTTGGCCCGATACACGGCCTCGCGCCAGTTCGCAGCGGTGGCCTGAGCGATACCGTGCACGGCCTGATTCACCAGGGGCAGCAGCGCGGCGTTGATACCAGCGCTGAGCTGCATCTGGGCGCCAAGGTCGAGTGTGATGCGGTAGTTGATTGCGCTCATGGTGCCAGTGTGCCGTCACTGCTGTCGTGACGCAACAATGGCTCTGCAATGATCAGCATGATCCAGCCCCTCCACGTCGGTAACGCCCTGCGTCTGTTTCTACAGCCGCCGGCCGATGCTGTCCGCTGGAAGGTGCTGCGAAAAGGCAATGACACATTCTCTGGCCACGATGACGGATCGGCCATCGTGGCATATGAGGGAGACGAAAATGTAATCGTCGACACGGCATACCTGCAGAACGAGGTGATGGCGTTCTATTGCCCGTTCTACACGTCCGACGGCACCACATGGACCGCCGGGCCTGTCGCTTCTGGCACTCCGGCTGCGATCTATGAGGAGCACACCACCGACGTGCTGTCGTTCCTGCGCGAGCGCCTGGAGGCTGGTCTACTGGTCGAGGTCCAGCGCGGAAACTTCGCCACTGATCTGGGGTATATCCAGGTATACACGGCGCCACCCTCTCTGGAGCAAAACCTGCGCCTGCCGCTGGTGACCGTGCACCTCGATAACGAGGATTCGTCTGAGCGTGCGATCGGCGAGGACATCAGCGGTGATGAGTTCGACGCGATCGGCTTCGACTGGCAGGAATCCGAGGGCTGGCTGGCCAATGTCCGCGTGATGGTGATCGGCTGGTCTCTGAATTCAGACGAGCGCCTAGAGCTGCGCAAGGCCATCCGCCGACTCATCATCGCTAATCTGCCTGTATTCGCCGCCCAAGGCTGGGAGCAGGTGAACCTGTCCCAACAGGACATCGACGCCATCAATGGCGAGTACACGGCCCAGCTTTACCAGGTCATGAGCACTTTCACGTGCCTGGCCCCTGTGCGCGTGTCTGGCCGTGTCGATGCCATCCGCGAAGTTTCTGTAAGGAGCAACAATGGCTAAGTCCAATTCCACTGACGCGCCCGTTGCTGCAGCTCCCGCTGCGGCTGAAGCGCCGGCGGTCAAGCTTTCGCTGACCGATTTCTGCATCCGCCTTTCCGAGACCGTGCGTCGCCCGGAAATGATCGGTGCCTTTGAGTCCGTCGAGCGCAGCGCCGGCCGTGTCCAAGCGACCGAAGCCGAGTTCCGCAAGCGCTACGACGAATTCGTCAAGAAGCCTGTTTAAGCGAGGTCCAACATGGCAGTTTTCTTCAACGGGCGCCTGCTTACCACGCCCACCTCTGCATCGGCGGTCAATGACGACGCGATGCGCAACCAGAATCTGGGCGTCGGCAACGTCGTTGCGCTGGTCGGTCGTTCTGCGGCCGGCAAGCCCAAGACGGCGCTGCGCTTCGGCACGCCTGAGCAGGCCAAGGCCGAGCTCATCGATGGCGAGCTGCTGACCGCCGTGCAGATGGCGTTCGACCCCAGCGCCGAAACTGGCGGCCCCTCCGAGGTTATCGCCATTCGCGTGCAGCCAGCCGAGCAGGCCGCGCTGATGCTGAAGGCTGGCGCCGAAAATGTCATCAGCCTGAAGTCGACCAACTATGGCCAGCGCGAGAACCTGATCAAGGTGAAGGTCGAAGCTGGCAGCCTGAGCGGTCTGCGCCTGACCACCCAGCGCGGCAACGACTACTACACCCAGGACAACGTGGGGCGCGCGGCCTTGTCGGTTCACTACACCGGCGGCGAGGCAACGGCCACCATGTCGATCACCGGCACGACGGTGACCCTGGCGGCTCCTACCGGCACCGAAGTGGCTGCGATCGATCTGACGCTGTTCCCGACTGTGCAGGAGCTGGTCGACCGCATCAACCTGGTGCCCGGCTTCGGCGCCGACGTGCTGGACAACAGCTACACCCGTCCGGCCCTGAACGGCCTGGACTTCGTGACCGCGCAGGACGTCAAGACTGCCGCCCACACGGTGCGCGCTGACCTGCAGGCTGCCGTGGACTGGTTCAACTCCGCACGCGAGGGCTTTGTTACGGCCGAGCGCGTGGCTGGCGCCGGCAAGAAGCCCGACGTTGCGGCTTTCCAGTTCCTGGCTGGCGGCAACGATGGCACGACAACGATGGACGACTGGGCCGAAGCCTTCGAGATGCTGCAGGGCGTCGATGTGCTGTGGGTGACGGCTGTCAGCCCTGATCCAGCCATCCACGCCATGGTTGACACGCACGTGGCGTTTATGTCGAACCAGGGCCAAAAGGAACGTCGCGCCGTTTGCGGTACCGATCTGGCCACCAGCAAGGACGACGCCAAGGCCGCCGCCAAGGTGTTGAACAGCGATCGCGCTTCGCTGGTGTTCCAGGGGCACTACGATTACGACGCCAGCGGCAAGCTGGTGCTGTACCCGGCCTATATGTCGGCGGCTCGCATCGCTGGTGCGTTCGCTGGCGTGAGTCCTGGCACCCCGCTGACCAACAAGAACTTCAAGTGCCGCGGCCTGGAATTCAACCTGCGCAACCCGACCGACACTGACGAGATGATCAATGCCGGCGTCCTGTGCCTGGAAGACACCGAAGACGGCTACAAGATTGTTCGCTCGATCAGCACCTGGTTGATCAACGACAACTACAACCGCGTGGAGCAGTCCACCGGTGTGGCGCTTGACTTCACGGTGCGCAGCGTGCGCCAGGCGCAGAAGGTGCTGGTGGGCACCAAGGGCAACCCGATCAACCTGTCGCGCGCCGTCAGCATTGCTGAGTCCACACTGCGCGAGCTGGCCAAGGCCGAGCCCCAGGGCCCCGGCGTCCTGGCTGGCGATGCCAACAGCCCGGCCTACCGCAACATCACGGCGGTGCAGGAGGGTGACGCGATCCGCCTGCAGTTCGAGTGCTCGCCCGTGATCCCCAACAACTACATCCTGACGACTGTCTACGCTGTGCCTTACAGCGGCGTCGCCACTGCCGCATAAGGAGGGTTTCTAAATGCGTCAAAATGTGAAAACGCGCTCCGGCAATCGAATTGTCGTAGTGTTCGATGGCAAGCAAATCGGCCTGGTGCGCTCCGTGCGTGCCAACGACGACTACAGCCCTGAGCCGGCCAGCGGCATCGGCGACATCCACGTTCAGGAATACGTGCCCACCATGGCGCGCCACTCCCTGAGCGTGAGCGCCATGGTGCTGATCAAGGGTGCCATGCTGGAAGCTGGTATCGCGGCCGAAAACGGCGACGCCATGCTGCAGGGCTTGGTGTTCGACCTGGAGTGGTACTCCAAGGACGACGGCAAGCTGCTGCGCAAGTACATCGGCGTGTCCTACGCTTCTGGCGACATCGACATCAACGCCCACCAGATCGTCGTGCAGTCTGGCCAGTTCAACGCTCTGGACGTGGTTGGTACGGCGTCCTGATCGTGACGGCACAATAAAGCCGCCCCTCCAGCCGGAGCGGGCGGCTTTTTCATTTCTCAGGAGAACACCATGGCACGCAAACCCCAGGAAACGGATTTCTCGGTACCGGTCGAGGGCATCGGCAATTTCACCTTTGGCCGCCGCACGATGGCCGACGAGATCAAGATTCAGGTGGAGTTTGCCCGCATCATTGACGGCGTCGAGCCCACCGCGTGGCTGAATACCGTCGGCGGCTGGCTGTCGGTGCTGCGCGTGATGACCGTGCGTGCGCCTGCCGACTGGGACATTGAAGGCCTGGATCCCACCGATGACGAAACCTACGCCAAGCTGGGGCGCGTCTATGACGCTCTGATCCAAAAGGAGCGCTCTTTTCGACGCAAACCTGAACAGGCGAGCGAAGGAAGCGGCGCGAGCGCGGGTTGAAACGATCGAGTTCGAGTATCGGCGTCGGTACAACCTGCCGGCAACGGATCCCAGGTTCCTGAATGCCACCGTCGAGGAGATGCTGACCGACATCTGGGCCCACAGGTACAAGGACGATCCGAAGCTGCTCGATGAGATCGAGGACGAGGATTTCGACGCAGAGAGTGTGGCCGCCGAGATTGGCTACATCGAACAACCAGACCCGGGTGACTGGGAGCCGCTGAGCTGAATATGGCAAACAAAGTTGGAATCGGAATTGAGGCGCAGCTTGACACGAGTGCGGTCGAGCAGCGCATCAACGCCTTCGGGCAGCGCGTAGCGCAGGCGAACAAGGTTCAGTTCACGCCGATTTCCGTCAAGGCGCTGGATGATCTGGAGACGGCGCGCAAGCGGTTCGAGCAGCTGCTGAAGGTGCATGGCGAGCTCAATCGCCGTGTGAAGGCCACGGGTCA